AGAGGTGCACCAGACTGACAGCCCGTTCTTGCGCCAAGAGATGCAAATGGCCGAGGCGCCACTGCAATCCGCACAGATGCCTGAGATGGATGACCAGATGCTGGCTCAGATACAAGAGCAAGCAATGCAATCGCAACAAATGCCCCAACCAGCCATTTCTGGCGTTCCTATGGGACCAGGTTGACAAACAGTAATAAACGGTTTCTAATCCCCCCAACCTACCGATGGGTTCATCGGGTCCAATCCTTGGAGTTAATCCATGCCAGAAGAAGTTGTCCAAGAGCAGCCGCGTAAGCAGTTTGCCAACTTGGTCACAAGTGAAAATTTAGCCGACTTCCAAGCCAAAAAACTTGGTTTAGCCACCCAAAATGCCGAAACTGAGGCCGCAACCGCGGAGCCAGTCACCGAGCAGGGGCGGAGTGAACCAGAGGCAAACGATGAGGCTGCGACAGGTGAGAAGAAGCACAACCCGAAACTTGAAAAGCGGTTTTCGGAACTGAGCAAGCAGCGCGAAGCGGCCCGCCAAGATGCGGATCGTGAACGTCAAGCTAAAGAGGTACTTGAGGCGCGGGTGCGCGATTTGGAGTCACAGGCCAACCCTAAAAAGTCGGAAGAACCTGACCCTAAGCCAAACCCAGCGCAATTCAACGATGCCCTTGAGTATGCTGAAGCTCTGGCCGAGTGGACTACTGACAGACGGATGCGCGAGCGAGATCAAGCAGAACTTGCACGGAAAGCACAAGAGGAACAGTCGCGTATGCGGCAAGAGTTCCAAAAGCGCCTTGACGTGGCTAAACAAGCGATGCCGGACTATGAGGAGATGATTGCGTCAAGTGACGTATCGGTTTCACAGCCGGTCACAGATGCCATCATTGAAAGTGATGTGGGGCCGCAAGTCCTGTATTACTTGGCCGAGAATCCTGATTTCACCCGAGCGTTGGCCGAGAAGTCAATCACCGCACAATTGCGAGCCATCGGGCGTTTGGAAGCGAAGTTTGAGAAATCAGAACCAGCACCCAAGCAGAGCGTCAAAGAACCTGTTGCGAAGAGATCAAATGCTCCTGCGCCGATCAACCCATTACGGGCGGCCAGCAATGCCAGCGACATAACGCTGGATGCTGATCGTGCGTTTCACGGTACCTACCAGCAGTGGAAATCTGCAAGGTCCGCTGGGAAAATTCGGTAACGGATTAACTTTCATTTTTTTGGAGTATCGAAAATGGCAAATAATTTGCTTACCATCTCCATGATCACCAACGAAGCGTTGATGGTCTTGGAAAACGAATTGACCTTCACAAGCCGTGTTGATCGTAACTATGATGACCAGTTTGCTCTGGTCGGCGCCAAGATTGGTAACACGGTAAACGTGCGCCGTCCTGGTCGTTTCATTGGTACGACTGGCCCTGCGCTGAACGTGGAAGACTTTAACGAGACTTCTTCGCCGGTCACCCTGTCAACCCAGTTCCACGTGGACACTCAGTTCACGACCCAAGACTTGAGCTTGTCGCTCGATATGTTCTCGGATCGCGTCCTGAAGCCAGCCATCGCAGCAATCGCCAACAAGATTGACTTTGACGGCACCACAATGGCTGTTAAAGCTACTGCCAACACTGTTGGTACTGCTGGTGTGGTTCCTTCTGACATCGCTACGTTCCTTACCGCACAGGCTTTCCTGGACGGCGAGGGTTCACCCCGCGATGGCAAGCGTTCTTGTGTGCTTGATCCGTTTACCGGCGCTAGCATTGTTGGTTCGCTGAAGGGCTTGTTTAATCCAAACGGCGTCATCTCGCAGCAATACGAGAAGGGTCTGATGGGTAAAGACACCATTGGCATGAACTGGTACATGGACCAGAACGTTGTGTCACACACCTACGGTTCGTATAGCACCGCAACTCTGGCCACCAACACCAGCACCTTCACCGGTTCGCTGACTACTGGCTGGGCTTCTACCTCGACCATCACCATCGCTGCTGCGACTGCTAACGCCACGCTAAATGCTGGCGATACGATCCAGATCGCCGGTGTGTTCGCGGTTAACCCCCAGAACCGCCAGCCCTACGGTGGCAATGTGCTGCGCAGCTTTGTCGTGACGGCTCCTGTGACCATCACTTCTGGCGGCACTGCATCGGTGACGGTTTCCCCCGCCATCATCACTGCTGGTCAGTTCCAGAACGTGACCGTTTTGTCCACCTCCGGTACTGCTGTCGTGACTCCGTTCAACAAGACCGGTGTCGTGTCTCCGCAGAACATGGTGTTCCACCGCAATGCCTTCACCTTGGCCACCGCTGACTTGGAGCTGCCTGATGGCGTCCATTTCGCAGGTCGTGCCTCGGACAAGGACAACGGTCTGTCGATTCGTGTGGTGCGTCAATACACCATCAACAACGATTCGATCCCGACTCGTCTGGATGTGTTGTATGGCTGGGCGCCTTTGTACCCTGAACTCGCTTGCCGCGTTGCGGCTTAATTAGGAAAGGAACTGAATCATGGCAAACCCAGGACCAGCATCAACCCAAAGCACCAACTACCTGTTCAATGGCGACTCTACCGATGGCATTCAGCTTGCCGGTGCAGCCACTGACAAGTTGGCATTCCACGGCGCAACTCCTGTTGATCAAGCTGCTGCAATTACCAACATTGGCAACTCTGCCACTGGTACGGAAATTGCCACCGCTGTCAACAGCATCTTGGCTGCGTTGCGGGAAAAGGGTCTGATTGCGACTTAAACCCGCATGACGATCTAAACAGGCCATCCTCAAAAGGGGTGGCCTTTTTTCGTTTTTCTGGTGTAAAAACTGGAAAACATAGGATAATTTGACCAGCCAACTCAAGAGGAAAATCATGGACTCGATCAAACTTTTAAGCCCAACTTTTGCGCTTGACCTCACCAGCACCGCTACCGTTTCTGGTTTGCAATTGGTGACCAACACACCAACCCGCGCATATCGTGTGGCTGTCATCAACACCGGCAGCGGCACCGCGGCCATCACGTTTGGCACCACTGCCAGCAATATGGCTGTGCCTGTCGTGCCTACTACGGGCACTGGCGCGGCTTACGTGCTGCCGCCAAATATGCTTTACCCCATCGTGATTGATTGCGGTTCGCCCAGCGTGTTCGTCAAGGGCGTTTCAACCGGTACAAACACCATCTATTTGACGCTGGTGGCTACTGAATAAGGATTTGCCATGTCAAACGACACCGCCAAGACCATCACGACCAACATCGTGCCGGTCCAAGGGACCTTTGAGCCTCTGCCCCCGTATAAGTGCATAAACCTGATTGGCCCCGCTGGTACGCCATTCTTTGCGCCTATAAACCCTGATCTGGATGGTGTGTCGATCACAAACTCGACCATCAACTCCACGACTATCGGGCAGACAGTCCCAGCGGTGGCGCAGTTCACCACGGCTACCTCGCAAAACCAGCCGATAGGCAACAATGACCTGACCACTAAGCTGTATGTGGACTCGCTGGCGTTGGGCATTTCTTGGAAGCAGCCGGTGGTCGCGGCGACCCTTGCGTCCAATATCACACTTTCTGGCACCCAGACAATTGACGGCGTGGCTGTTGTGGCCGGTGATAGGGTCCTGGTCAAGAATCAGACCGCCCAAGCCAATAATGGCATTTACAACGCTGCTGCTGGCGCTTGGAGCCGGTCACCAGACGCTGACAATTGGGACGAGCTGGTATCGGCCTTGGTGTTTATTGAAAGTGGAACTCAGGCTGGCTCGGCATGGTATTGCCCTGTGCAGCCTGGTGGCACCCTTGGCGTGACGGCCATCACTTGGAACAACTTTTCTGTTGGCGGTGTTTACTTTGCTGGCACGGGCCTGAATCTGTCTGGCGGCGACACCTTCAACATTTCTAACACCGCGGTGACTGCTGCGTCTTACGGATCAGGCTCTCAAGTCGGAACCTTCACGGTCAACGCGCAAGGCCAGCTCACCGCGGCGGCCAACACCAACATTGCCATTGCAGCCACTCAGATCACCTCTGGGACCATCGATTCGGCTCGGTTGAGTGGGACATACTCGGGCATCACCGGCGTGGGCACATTGACCGATCTGACGGTCTCCAACGTCATCACCGGATCGATCTCGGGTAATGCGGCCACAGCAACATTGGCGGCCACCGCAACTTTGGCCACCGCTGCAACCAACATTGCTGGCGGCGCCACGGGCAGTTTGCCTTACCAATCCGCGGCAAGCACCACGACATTCTTGGCCGCTGGGTCTAATGGCCAGGTGTTGACCTTGGCGTCTGGCGTTCCATCATGGGCCACGCCTACCACTGGGACGGTGACTTCAATTGCCACCGCTGGCACGGTCAACGGTTTGACCTTGACTGGCGGCCCAATCACCAGCACGGGAACGATCACCCTTGGCGGCACTTTGGACCTGTCTAGCCCGCCAACCATTGGCAACACAGCTCCGAACACAATTGCCGGAACAACGGTCACAGCCAGCACATCTTTTGGCAGCCCTGTTTTTAAGGCAACTTCATCTGCTGGTGGCATTTTGCAAAATGCAAGTGGCGCGGCTCAAATGCAATGGGGTTCTGGTGGCGGCAACAATTTGTCGCTTGAGGTAGCCACAAACATCAACCCAGCAAATGCTGCGGTCAGCATTAGCCCCACAGGAACGGGAACTGTGGCAATTTCTCCGGCTGGTGCATTGACGATTAATCCCACCACTGCCTCTACCATGAACAACGTGGTCATTGGTGGTTCAACTGCTGCTGCGGCCACGGTCACGACACTGAACGTCACCAGCACCATCGCACTCAGCGGGTCTACGGGCACACTTGGTTATGTGCTGACCTCCAACGGCGCTGGTGCACCAACCTGGAACCCCAACGAGAACGGCTTGGCCATCGTTGATGACACCACTACCAACGCATCCCGCTACCTGACGTTCACAAGTGCCACAACCGGCAACATCACGACAGGCAACGTCTCGTCAACCAAGCTGCAATTTAATCCGTCAAACGGCTTATTTAGCCTCGGCGGGACTAGCGCGATTAAGCTGCCAGTGGGTACGGTTGCAGAACGCCCAACACCGGCTGCGGGCATGTTGCGTTTTAACGATGACTCAGACGAGTTTGAGGGCTATGACGGCACTGCATGGGGATCGATTGGCGGCGGCTCAAACATCACGGCATTTGGTCTGTGGGAGAACTCTTACGTTATCAGCGCCAACTACACAATTGGCGCTGGCAACAACGCCATGAGTGCTGGCCCGATCACGATCAATTCGGGTGTTACTGTCACAGTGCCAAGCGGCAGCCGCTGGGTCGTAAATTAAGGGGTAAGAGATGACATTA